GTGTGAACATAAGCCCTCCATGACTTGCTACTATAACGATGACAATTTCTTTGCTGTCTGTCAGTGGATCTGGGAGAACTTTGATAGCGTTAGTGGAATCAGTTTCCTCCCAGAAGCCGAGCACGTATACAAGCAAGCTCCTTATCAGAAGATAGATAAAGAAACATATCAGAAGATGGCTAAAGAGATGCCTAAGGGGATGCAATGGGATATTGAGGAGTCCAGTGATAATACCGAAGGGGCGCAAACCTTAGCTTGTGTAGCTGGAGTCTGCGAGATATAAACTTAGGGGGCGCAATGCCCCCTTTTGTTTAACCGTTGATACCTAAACGGTTACGTCTATCTCTTTCTTCTTGCTTACGTTCCTGCTCTAGTTTCTTCTCAGCTCCACCGAGTAACCAGTAGTAGCCTAGTTTACCTATAACTGGTATGTTCTTTAAAGCAGAGTTAAACTTCTCAGGGTCATTATCAGCTTCAAACAATATATCTTGAAGCGCTTTACCTCCTTGATCCGCAATGTTCAAAGACGCTGGTGTTACAATACCTAAAACAGCTTGTCCGACTTCTCCTTCAGCTAAGTATCTATCTCTTGTATACTTGTTTAAGAAAAGTAAAGACATCCACGTTTCAAATACTTTATCATCAAATTGCTCTGGCCTTAGTTCTTTAGTTTGGAGTATGTCCCTTGCAGTTCCTACAGCTCCTCCTGCTAAACCTATGCTCATGGCATAGTTACCCAGATTGGCAAACCCTTCTTTATAATTTCCTTTAGCTAATTGCCCTGCGAAATCTCTACGCATTATGTCTAACTGTTTTATAGCAAAGCTTTTCAGAGCGTACAGTATCCTCCCATTAGGGTTTTTTAAATACTGTACAGGCATTTCAGATAAGCTTATTGGCTGTACGTCTGAAAGTTGATTAAACAATAAAAGCTTAACATTATCAGACATCCTTCCTGCTTTTAAATCATCAATAAGATTAGCTGTTTCATCACCAAAGACTTTACCCCACTTTTCTGAAAGCTTTTCAGGGCTTGTTTTAGCAAGCTGTGTATTGTTTTTATAGGCAGCACTGATAAAGGTGTCTTTACCTAAACGGTCTATACCTTTAAAACCACTGTACTTTAAAACTGTATCCAAGCCGTTAGCTAAAACACCTTTAGAATTAATATCCGCAGCTATTGTATTGAGAACTCCAAACTCTTCAGCGGATGCTTCAGTCTTTTTACGAAGAGCGGGTACAACACTTTTAATAGTATTTCTTAAACCGTTTGCATAAACAGAAGCTCCTATATCAGCAAGCTGTATAACTGCCGAATCAAACTGTGCTAACAAAGCCCCTGTTTGAATGTCTTTGGCTCCAACGACTAAAGAATGTCCACTTTTCTCTCCCATAACAAATCTAGCCTGAAGAACCATAGCAAGGTCATCAAGTTGTTCAGGGCTTATTTCTCCTTTACGCATTGCATCTTGTGCAAAAGCACCTATACTCTGTTCTAAATCTACCTTATTTGATGAATTAAGAATCACATTTCTACCAAAGAATTTTCTTTTTTCTACTTCCCTTACTGCACTGTTTATATAGAAGTTTAAAGACTCTGGGGCAGAGTAATAATAATCTTTAAGTAAGGGGTCTATTTCTTCTATGACTCTTTGTTGAGCAAGCCCTATCTTAGCCCCGCTTCTTTGGCCTCCTCTTAAAGACTTGTTAATTATGTCCGACACAACGGCTTCATCTAACTCCTGCCAAGAACCTACTTTCTGCTTTGTAGCTTCAGCTCTTAAAGCTTTTTCTAAAGAACCTCTTTCCGTAGACCCCAAAGCATTTAAAAGCTTACCTACATCCTTAACAACTCTTGGAAAATAATTCTCTAAGAAACCTACGTCAACTCCTGCTTGCTTAAGGTCTTTATGCAGAATATTTAAAACACCCTCTTTACCTATTACTTTCTGTAAAGGATCTAAGATCTCAGGGAAAAAAACTTTAGCTATATTAGTTGCCTTTTGAAAGTTACCGTTAAACAAGGCAGTTTCAAAGTCGTTATACTCTGCTTTCCTGTCCCCTTTCTTTCTAAGTTTAGAAGCTTTAATCATAAAATCAGAAGCAACTTGCATATTGCTTTGAGTGTTTGCGCTTACATCGTATTCAAACTTCCTAAGTCTTCCAAAGATAGGTTCACTCATGTTTCTTACAACAGTGCTTAGAGGTGCTGCTAGTTGGTCAAACAGTTTTGTAGCCGCATTGGAAGAAACTATTGGATTATTCTTAGCAGTAACGATTTTAGTAGCATTCTCAACGGAGGGCATCATAACTTTACCGTGTGCTGCTAAGTCAGCTATTTGACTGGAAGACAAACCTAAGTTTTGTCTAGCCCTAGTCCAGCTTTCTTTAGGAGTTAAACCTTCTGATATACCTGTGGCTAGTTGATCTTCTACTTTAGCAGACATATTGTCTATGCCAGCTTGTGTTCTTTTAACTTGTCTTTTTGCATTAACTACCTTGACTGCATTTTTTGTAGCTTGGGCTACTTTAGTTATTGCAGCAGAACCAGTAGCGCCTATGACCGTTGACTTAACAAGATCAGGTACATCAAGATCACCTTCAGCAGTTTGTGCGGCAGCTTCTATTTCAAGACCTAATAAACCGCCAGCTTTAGCTGCCCCTGCAACACCTTTACCAACAGGAAGTAAAGTTGTAGGAGACATAAGCATACCAACAAAACTTCCTAATATCTCAGCGGAAGCAGACTTACCTTCCTGATCCTGTACTAAAATGGTATTAAGATGTTCCTTTCTAACACCTTCAGCTCTACGATTTAATAAGAAATTTCTACGCTGGTCATAGTCCATATTATTCATGAACTCTTCACCGTACAACTCATAACCGTTTTTAAAAGTTAAATCACCATTTGCATCCTCATCCCAATCACCTAAAGCAAGCTTAGCTTCTAAGGCTAAACCCCAGTTATTAACATCTGAATGAGAAGAATCAAAAGCAAACTCAAATTCATCTAACCAAGAGATAGGTTTAAGTTCAGGTGTTTCTTCAACAGGAGGCAGAGGCTGTTCTTCAGGAGCTAAAGCAACTTCTTCGGAAGAAGCTTCCGCAGCTAAATACATATCTCTTAGCTGAGAAGCAACCTCCATATTATTGTCATCAAGAGCAAGCTGAAGAGCATCTTTTATTTCTTGCTGTGTAGGCACTTTAAGATCCTTGTTTTGCTGCATTTATATAAGCCTCTAAATCCCGAGAAACAGGTTTAGCAGGTCGTTCATAAATACGCTTATTAAAGAAATTACCACTGCTTCTTACGCCTTTAATAATATTATTAGCAGCTTGTTCCATTGCCTGTTCTTGAGAAATATTTTGTTCCGACATTAACTGGGAAGCTAAGTTAGCAGTATCCAGTATAATTTCTCTTTGGATATCATAAGTAACACTTGTAAATTGTTCTCCAAGCCTTTGTAAATAAATATCTGCTAGTTTCATTTCAGAAGGCCCTACGTTTTTGTAAGAAGGTTCTTTTTGTTTATCTTTGGCTTTGATAGGAGTAGCTTTAGAAGGATCTATTTTCTCCCACTCTCGGGTTTTTTCATTAAAATACCCAAAGTATTCATCGCCCGTTGAAGGTTTAACATCTGCAACAAAAGATCTTTTACCATCTACTGTCATAAATCTAGAGTTTGAATAAGATAAATCTGCTTTAGGCTGTCTAAGTCTTGTTTTAGCTTCACTGGAATTAATTAAATTGTTTTCAAGCAACTCTTTAACTTCAGGCCTTTCTGCTAATTCAGGTAGTTCTAATAAACCTTTAACTTCTTTGTCTTCTAGCAAAGCAGAAACAGCACTTCCTCTTTCACTAACACTAAGATTAGCTAAAGTTCCGTCACTAATTCCTTTGTACAACCAACTATCAGAAGGAATCCCTACGCCATTTAAATAAGAAAGTTGTTCTTGTATTGAACCTTCCATAGCTTTTTCATTTTTTGATTTTTCTGCAAGCTTAGTCATAGCTTGTGAAGCATCTACAAGTCCTGCTTCAATTGAATCAGCCATTAGTGGATCTGTAGTTCTAAACTGATTGGCTATTCTAACAACAACTTCTTGTCTTTGAACTGCTTGTTCTTTTTTTATAGCTGCTTCTGCCTGAGCTTGCTTAAGTTTATTTAGCTCCATCATGCGCAAGCCCAAAGCCCTACGAGCCTGTGGGTCTACCACATACTGCATTTCGTTAGCAATGGCTTGCTGTTGACCTTCAAGAGTAGTTATATCCAAGCCTTCATTAGCTGCCGCAATACGCTCAGGGGCAGTCTGCATATAGCTTGTGTCTATGCCTAAGTTGCCAAACAAACTGCCCACACGACGAGCTAGGGGATCTGTAGTTCCCATTTGCTTGTACTGTGGCGCTGCTTGAGCTAACCTTCTCTGTGGCTGACTAGGATCCATTTTACCAAAATCAGAAATACCACTTAAAAACCCTTGTGAAAATTTAGCCATTTTAAATTCCTAATGCTTTTTTTAACCAGTCTAATCCATCAGTACCAGCGTCTATAAGACTACTAAACAAACCGCCGCCACTTACGCCACCGCCTATAATATCACCAGCAGAACCTAAAGCTTGTCCTAATAGACCAGCCCTTAGTTTCTGAGTTTCTAAATCAGCCTCAAGTCCAGAAGCGTAAGATTCTGCTTTCTCCATAGCGGCTTGTCTACGCGCTACATCAGCAAGAGAGGCTATATTAGTACCAACTTGCAATTGATTCAACATCTGAGCTTCTGGAGCGTAACCTGACTGCATCAACGCTTGTAAGTTAGCAATGTCACCCGCTTGTAGCTGTGAAGGTAAGCCAGCAGCTCCTCTGGATATATCAAACATACCCCCAGCAAGACCTAATTGACCCTGTTGTAGCTGTTGCTGTGCTCCAGCAGACCCTATGTCTGCTTGTTGCAAACCTAATAGTTGCTGTAGTCTTTGAGCTTCTAAGCCAGCCCCCGCCTGTGTACCAGACATACCTAACTGACTTAACCCCAATCCTCGCTGTAAAGCTTCTGACTCTAATCCAGAGGAAGCCTGTCTAAATTGACTGGATAAACCAGCGGCCTGACCAGCTCTACCTAAACCTTCACTCTGTAAACGAGACTCAATCTGCTCTGCTGATAAGCCTAACTGAGACAACTCTGAGGCTCTGTTCTGAGCTGCTGATTGCAACTGTGAAGAAGTACCCGCAAGCTGCCCTGTTTGACCTGAAAGACTTAAAGCTCTTTGCAGTGCTTGCTGCTCTTCCGTACCCGCTTGCTGCATAGCCATTAAGGCTGCTTGATTCTGAGCTTCTGACTGTGCTTTAGCTAGAGCAAACTGTTCGGGTGTGCTTCCATACTGTGAAGAAGCAACACCTAAACGACCTTGAGAAGCCAAACGATTCTCAAGGGAAAGTCTTTGTCTTTCTTCCTCAGGAGACTGTGCGGCTCTAATTCTTTCATAAACTTCTTGCTCTCTGTCCCCTCTTGGCTGCATTAAGCCACCAGCGGCTTGTCCTGCAAGACCTGCGTACTGTGACCGTAAAGCTTCTATGTCTGCTGGTGCAGCGCCTCCTAAGCCTTGTTGACCTAAAGCTAAAGCTTGAGAGCCTAATTGGCCTATTTGCTGTGAAGGTTGTTGCTGTAAAAGTTGAGAAACATTACCACCAAATAACTGAGCTAGTTGATTAAGCTCTGAAGAAGGCCCAGCTCCTGCAATACGCTGTTGTCCCCCTGCCAAAGCTTGTTGTGTAAGACCTTCTAAACCCGTAGGAGCACCCATGCCCATTAATTGTTGACTAAAAAGATTGCCTACGCCAGCTCGCTGTAGAGCCATTGATAAGTCTTGTTGGTTTACACCTCCTAACGCAGTAGTTGCTCCAGTTAAAGCTGAAGCTGCAAAAGGATCATAGGTTCCAGTTCTTGTAGTAGCCTGAGGCATTAAGCCCGTAGCGCCTGTTTCTAAACCTGTGGCTAAAGCTTGTTGCTCTGGAGATAAGCTTAATGTAGTACCGCCATCGGCAGTAGTAGTTGTTGCCCCAAGACCAGAAGTTACTGTAAAAGGTTTAAACGCCATTTCAGAAGCGGCGGTAGTACCTACGGTTTCCATACCTGTTTTAGCAGTAGTTCCAAAGGCTTTAAGTTCGTCGGAAAGGTTTTTATACTGACTTATGTCAAAACCCAATCCTAACAGATCATCAATAAGCGCCATTAGTATGTACCTCCAGTAATCGTACCAGCAGTCAACGTACCGCTCACATTAAGCGTTGGTATCGTAACTGTCCCTGTAAATGTTGGGCTTTCTGAGTTAGCCTTTGAAGCCACTGCCGTAACCAGTGCATCAAACTCAGTGTCAAAGTCAGAACCCTTGATAATCTTCGCAGGGTTGCCCGTAGGAAGAGTATCTTTGGCTGTAAAGTTTGTAGTCTTTGTGTAATTGCTCATTAGATCATCCTACCTATTAAAGCTTGAATATTAAGTTCTTGCAAAGATAACGCATTTTGATTAATAGTAGCGTCCACACCTATGGTCACTACCGTTCCTGAACCTGTTGTTTTAGTCTTTGGTCTGTCCACAATAATTGAAGGACTGTACTCTGAAGTAGACACATTGTACTCACTTTGATTGTAATAAGCCGTCTTACTACCAGAGTTAATCTCAACAATTTGTTTAGTATAGGCTTGACTATAATCATAGCCCCAGTTTACAACTGCTTGTGCTCCTTGACCACCAATAAATGTAACGATAATTTCTTTTAGTATTTTAAGTCTTGAGCTGTCCCCAAAGGAAAGGGGGTTACTAAAGTAGCTCATGTCGTAGGACTGACCATAATCTTGATAGTTACTGTAAGTGGCAATACCGTTAGTATTACCTACGTACAACAAGCCGTCCTGAGTCCTCTCAAAAGCTCTTAGGGTTGTGTCTGACCACGTAGTAACCCTATGCGCCCCGTCCTC